ACTTTGGGAGTCAGAAGATCGGCACGCTTGGCGAAACCACGCAAACGGCACCAGAGCCAATCAAACCGGCTTGGCTGACGCTGGTTTATGGCTCACGCTCCATTGACTGGATCGGTGACGAAAAGATCATGGCCGCAGCCACCAGCCGTGGCCAGAAGGTCAGCTTTATCAATGCCGACGATGCGGCCCTTGATAAGCTGCATTTAAAGCCGATGGTCGATGCAGTCGGCACGCCTTGTCTGATCTTTCAAGGGGCCGACGGATTGATTCAGCGGCTCGCAAAAGTGACCACGATTGACGATGTTGTCAGGCAAATTGAATCGATCAAAAATTAGTTGGCAAACGTAAACGGCAAAACAATCGACCTGACACCCACTGAGGGCATGAAGGTTGAGGCTGAACGATACCGAAAATGGAAGGCCGACGGTCGCCGTGGTGGAACCGACACCGCACGGCGACGGGCCTCCCAGATTCTGTCAGCAGGCGAACTGTCGCCAGATGTGGTCATTACCATGTCGGCATGGTTCGCACGCCATGAGGTTGACAAGCGGGCCACCGGCTTTCGACCTGGCGAAGCGGGCTATCCGTCACCCGGCAGAGTGGCATGGGCGGCATGGGGCGGCGATGCTGGCAAAACATGGGCAGACGCTAAGGCTAAAACGATTAAGCGTGCCCGTGGTGAATCAGTCAAAGCACGCCAGACACCGAAACAACTGCTGGACGCAATGCCGGACGGGGAACCGCTCTATCGGGCGGCCCGTTCGATTCTCTTGGCAATCGGCAAACAGCAGATAGAAACATGGCGGCGGTTTATTGAGCCACCAAAGGCCAAAGAGTTCAATCCGCTCGACCCGTTCGCCGGCGCAATTGAGATGGGCAACCGTTTCATTCCGACCATCACGTCATACATCGATGAATCAGGCCGGGCGGCACTGGTAGAGCTTGACCAGCAGGACGCGGATGATTGGCTGGTCAAAGCTCCGCATGTCATTGATGCGGCACGAACGGCAGCCCTGAAACTCTGCCAAGAAACGACAAACCAGTTTATTTTCGATCTCAATACGACACTTGACGGGATTCGTGAGGATATTGCCGAATCGATCAGAACCGGCGAAACGCTTGGCGATACGGTTGACCGGGTATCTCGCTGGGTGGATGAAAACTCTCGCTGGCGTGCCCGTCGCATCGCTGTCACTGAATCAGCACGAGCCTACAACCAAGGCCGATATGAGGCCACAAGGGGCCTGGATTTTGTCGCCGGTTATGAGTTGGTTCTATCGTCCGACGCCTGCCCACTCTGCCATGCGATCAAACGCCAATGCCCCGTGATTCCCAAAGATGGCACATTCGGCCAAAACGGCAAAAATGAAACCTATAAAAATCTGAAATTCCCGCCATTTCATCCCGGTTGCCGCTGTACAACCGTTGTCGTCTTCGATGATGAAGTGCCAAAGGAATGGCCACGGCCCGTCAAGCCTGCTGATAACGGCTACATCCTGCCAAGTGATGCTGACTTTGCTAACGCCATTGAAGGCGGTTATGAGTCAGTCGCCATCGGCAACGCTAAATCAATCAACGCCTTTATTTTGACTGAATAACAGGGCCTGACAAATGGAAAAACTCGTGAAGGCAGTCGAAACGACTGTCAATGGCGGCGGTGCAGGCTCGTTCAAGGGCTATGCCGCCCGCTTTCTCAACATTGACCGGCAGGGCGACATCATTCTGCCCGGTGCCTTCTCAGGTGCCATCCAAACATTTATGGACGATGGCGGCATGGTGCTTGCCGACCACGAAAACAAGACATCTGCCGTAATTGGAACATTGATTGACGCTCACGAAGATCGAAGCGGCCTGATGGTTGACGTCGCATTATCTGCCACGAAATCCGGTCAGGAAGTCAGACAGTTATTAAAAGAGAAGGCATTGCGAAAGATGTCGATTAGTTTTTACGCCAAACGTCCGACACGCATCCCAGATTCAGCCATCCGCGAACTCTGGCAAAAGTACGATTTCAAGCCAAGCGAAGCCCAGAAGCAACTTGCAAAGTCAGGTGCAAACCTGATTTCCGAGGTGGCAGAGGTCTTGGAAGTCTCCATCGTGCCGATCCCCGCCAACCCCGGCGCGGAAGTGATTGCAGTCAAGTCTCATGACGACTGTGATACACCGGCATTACCACCCACTGGCTTCGTGCAAGTGGCCGGTCAGTTGCTCGATTTCACCGCTTTAGTCAAGCGGTGCGAGCTTGCTGATCGTGTCATTTCTGATTTCCAATCGCCAAACCGGCGACATAAGTAAGGAGGCCACTCAAATGGCTTTGACAGAGACTCGCACGGCTTCGGCGATTGCTGAAGACCGTCTTCGCTTGGCTGCGCAGGTTCAGGGCCTGCGTGATGAACTGGTTTCAGCCCCTGACGAAGTTCGGGCAGAGAAGTCTGCCGACTTGTCGAGCCTGATGGACCAGCTTGAACGCTGCGATAGTGAATATCAGTTGGCCGCATCGCTTGAGCGTGCCAATCAGATGATCGAAAAGATGGCACGTCAGCCGAACAGGCCCGAACCGACCGTTTACGGGTCAAACGTCCAGTATCAACCGGCCCGCGTCTCATACGATGGCCGCGTGCTGGATAATGGCGGGCTTGCTGATCCGTCTGATAAGTCGGCACTTGCCAGCCCTGAATATCATCAGGCTTTCAAGGCACTGATTCAGGCACGCGGTCGCATTGAACTGGTCAAGAGTTCAAGCCTGCGGAATATGCTGGAAGTGTACGGCAAGGGCGGCGACTTCGGTTTGCCCTCAAACGAGTTTTATATGCCCTTCAGTAAGGATATGACACTCGGCACCACCACCAACGGCACGAACACCGTTACGCCTGATTTCCGCTTTGACGTGGTTGTCGGGCGAACTGTTGCCCCTGTAATGACACGCATCTGCCGCGTGATCAATACAAATGTCAATCAGGTGACGTTCCCACGCGATAGCAACACCAACAACATCACCACCGCGCCGCAGTATGGTACGACATTCCGCCCGTTCATGGGTGAGACGGTCAATACCACGCTGTCGAAGATTGATACCGGCCCGTTCACTCAGTTGACGATTCCGGTTAACACCGGCACGATGTTCACCGATGTTTCGGCTGATTTCTTCGCCGATGTCGCTGGCATCAGTAACTACATCCAGACAGAGGCCTCAAAGGCTTTTGCTGCTGTGGTTGACAACCAGGTCATTAACGGCGTGACCGCATCGACCGAGGCCGAAGGTGTTATCTCCAACAGTTCAGTTGGCATCACCAAGACCGGCAGCAATAACACGCTGGTCGCTTCTAAGGTGATCGACGGCTTCTACGCTTTGGCCGATCAGTACGCGACCAACCTTTCATGGGTGATGCGTCGTGCGACTCATGGCAAGCTGGTTGCCCTGAATGACAGCACCAACAGAAGCCTGTTCTTAGGCTCTGCTGACTCTGGTTACACTCAGGGTATCACCCCGGCATTGATGGGGCAGCCGATCTATTTCAACGGCTTCGTGCCTGCATCGGGTGCATCGACACCGAAGTCGATTGTCTTAGGTGATTTTAACGAGTACATCCTGCTCTTGCGGCAGGGCTTCACCGTCGCGATTGATGAGGTTTCATTGGCCTATGCGAACCGTGTCCGTATTGCGGTGAAATACCGCTTTGGCGGTGCTGTGAGAGACACACGGGCCTTCCAGATTATTCAGGAACTTGTGTAAGTTTTGAGGGCGTGCCCCTCGCCGTTCCCGGTTGTCAGATGCTTCGGCAGCCGGGGGCGGTTTTTACCTTACTTTACTTATTCACCTGAAATAAGACTACTGCACAATGCCTGCATACATCACACAGAATGAAGCGGCCCTGTTTGCTGAAACGCTTGGCAGTGTGTCCGCCATGCGTGCCACTGTGCTATTAACTGCCGCATCGACCATGCTTGACCAGTTCACAGGCAGGACTTTTACAGGTGCCGAACTGACTGACAGCGTGAAAGCTGGTATCGCCATGTGTGCCGAATGGATGGCCACGTCTAACCCGGCAGGCGGGACAATCATCAAAGAAAAAATCGGCGATTACGACGTCAGTTATGCGACGCCAGAAGCTGGTTTAATTCCGGTTGCCATTCAGATGTTGTGGGCACCGTATAAGATTGTGGCTGTAGGATGATACGCAAGAAAATTAAATACAACTTTCAAGGGCAGAAGTTTATTCAGAACCTTGAACGAAGCCTTGAATCTGCGGCCACTCAAGGGGCGTTGATGGTAGAACGCGACGCCAAAAAACTCTTGAATAATACCGGCAAATCATTCCCGGCCAAAGCAGGTTACAACTCGCCAATATTTAAAGGCGATGGCGTGCCAGAGCGGAAAACCAAGCCCGCCGATATGGGCATCAGCATGAAAACACTGAAGGCCCAGCGGGTCTATTGGTATGGCGAGCCGCTTCACAGGTGGGTTCAGGCATCAATGCCGGGAAGCCCGCCAAATAAACAGACCGGCACTCTGCAACGGTCGATCATCCATGAATATTCCAAGGCCAAAAAAGAAGCAAAAATCGGACCTGCCCAACAGCTTAAATATGCCAGAGTGCAAGAGCTAGGATCGGCACAAATGCCCGAAAGGCCGTATCTGACGCCAGCATTCAAGATGAATGAAAAGAAGATATTTAAACTGTTTGCTGATGCCGTGAAACGAACAATGCCATGATATTACCGCATTCAATCACACTGCAAAAGCACACAGAAAATGAATCAAGTCTTGGGGGCGTCAGTAAGTCTTACGCTACCGATTCAGTATCTTACCGTGCTTTTGTGCAGCCACAGCGGGAGAGTCTGGCAATTATCAACACGTCAGGCGGTAGAAATCTGATCGTTGATATTTATGCAGAGCCAACGATTCCAGCCGCCGCAACTGATCG